CACTAGGCTGTCGAGTGTGGCACTAGCCATAGCTCGACTTACCCATAAAGTGGGTGAGGAGAATTCATAAACTCCGGAGGCGACGATAACTGTGAGTGCGGACGCCCTGCGGCTCTTGAGAAAAGCGCAGAAAGATATTCCCGATTCGATACGCCGTTGAAAACTCGTTATAGCTGCTAAGACGCAGCGGAACCTAAAGCTAAATCCTTGTAGTCTTTTACCTACAGGATTTGGCCATAAGTTACCTTGTCTTTTTTTTGACCTATGCCGCTAGCGAAGCGTCCAATTGATACCAGCTATCTATTCGTTATGACGGGAGATTCGTTGATGTGGGTAGGTAGTGCTGAGTGTTGGTAAGATGTTCACGACGTTTTTTGTCGTGGATGTCTTATCAATACGATTTTACGGGGTGGGTAAGTAGAGTCTTTTTACTACTTATCCATGCCGTAAAACAGTGCTAGCTATCCATCATCTGTAGGCACTCAACGTTTTTTATAGGCGTAGCTGCGCAGCAGCAGAAGTATTAGAGATATACTATGGTCAGACAGATAGGTCGTTAGATAGGCTTAATTGATGAGTTTAACACCTTTAAGCGTTAGAGCTAGATTGCGGTTTTTATTTTGCGCGGTAAACGCTATCTCGCCCTTACTAATCATCTTATTAATATGATAAGTAGCAGCATTGCGAGTGACGTCTAAATTATCAGCAATCTCTCGCCGAGAGGGTGATATAGAATGCTTTTTAATATAGCGATCAATGAACTTAAGTATGCTCTTTTGTCGTCTCAAGCTCTTAGCTAATTGATCTTTTTCGTATTTTGTCGTGTTGTGCATGTTATTCTCCATTTTTTTTAAGATAACATGTTTTTTTTATATTGACAACCCTTGTCCTATGCACTATATTTGATTCTAGAGGGGCAACAGTTGTCCATTTAAACCGTAAATAAGGATTGTGCTATGAATGAATTACCATGTGATGTTGTGGTCGGACCTGTCAAGCTTGAAAAGGGCCAAGATATGAAATTCTTACAAGAGCTTATCAACGCTGCACTAGAGGCGAATATTGATATAAAAAAGAAAATCGATTATGAAATGTCAGACTTGAGAGTAAGGCTAACAATGCAAAACGACATGCTGCATAAAATTCACGATAAACTGGGCATTAAAAACAGGGCACCTGTTAACGACAAAAATCTTGCTCATATTACCTATATCAATAGGAGTAACATATGCACATAACAAATTCGCAACTTAGAGACATACTAGTCGGTTTACTTTGCTCGAATCTTAATTTGAGCGTAGACACAGAAAATTGGAAGTTAGCCGAAAGGGACATTTTCGTCAAACAATACTTGATGTTTTCTGAAGATAAAGACGAAATTTTATTAGATTCAAATACAGCAATGGCGCTAATCAATACGATCTATTTGCCAGCCACTGCTGCTCGTCATAGCCTTAGTCAAATAAAGGAAAATCTATTTTATTATATTAAGCCTCTGGTCGAGAGTGAGATAGAGGAAGCATTAAATTGGATAAGATCAGCCGATGATGGCGATAGAGAGGCTGATCATCATTACGCTATGCGCGAGTGTGCTTAAGGAGAGAAGGCCGTGAGTGCAAAGTATAAAGTATCTGGGAAGGATTGGGAAGGATATGTTTATGGGTCATGCCCGGTTGAAGGTTTGGGTATTGTAGATGGTCATTATTGGTATTTTAAAGCTAGATTTAATAAGTGGTCGATGAAAATAGCCGATGAAGAAAAGGATGAAACACCGATACCCTTATCTGAGATCAATAAAATATCAAATGGGGAAGGATGGTTAATCAGGGAAAAATTTGGAGAGAATTTTGAGGCGAGTCATATGAAACCGTCAATTGCTCAAGACTTTATAAAGTATTCAATTGAATGTTTTCGAGAAGGTAAGTAACTTAACTAGTGAGGAAATAAACATGAAAATTATATCGAACGAAAAATATAAAATATCTGGCAATCGGTGGCATGGTTGTATCTATCACAAAAAAATTCCTGGCAAAGAATACTACTACGCATATGGTCATGTTAATAACTATGACTGGTATTTTTCTAGCAAACACGGTGCATCTTTCCTTAAAATAAAGGGAGAAAAGAACGATAACGATTCATCATCTATTGAAGATATCCATATAAATCAATTCAACGATCAGGATGCTAATGATTGTTTGACTTATCCGATTATAATGTATCCTCAAGGGTATTGTGACGGCGGGCCTCGATGGGGGTATTGGAGCTGCAAACATCGATCTCAACCTCCTTTTAAAAATGTAGTCACTATGATTGAGGAAAGACTAAAAAACTTTCTACATAATGAAGCAGAGCTTATGCTTAATAAACCATAATGCATTGAAGAAATAAACATGAGTTATAAATGTAAACTAAAATATGATGTAAGGCCTGGGGATTATAATTCTGAAGAGCTTAAAGACGCAGGTGTTGGGGGATGCGACGGATTATTGATATATTCTATTATCTACCCTGATGATGGCGGTATGTCTATTGAAATAGTGAGTATAGATGGACGCACAGATAAGGCGCTTAATGCTAATGAAATCTTTAAATGCTGGGCTATGACAGCGAGTGCATTGAAGGACGATGAAACTTTAAGTAAAGGGAAACGCGCATTATTAAAAGCGACGCATGAAATCATTAGAGAAACGATTGCTGGCAGTAAAAAATCACAACAATGTCATTGAGGAAAACAAACATGAAAAACAACGCTAGTGAACAAGCAATAAGAGAAGTCATTGAATTTATTCAAGGCAATATTGATAAGAACTTCGGTTTCGAGAATAAGCATAAAAGCACAGCATATGAAGAGGGTTATTTTTCGGCAGGTGATGGATATGATGAGCTTGAATCCGAGAGGTTAGGGTTGGACCTACACTGAAAATGAGGATTATATCATGAAAAAAATGGCGACTTATACTGGGAGTTTACCTTATTCACCGCCGGAAAGCTTTACGATTGTTTTTGGCGATAACTTTGAAGTTACAGTTCATAGAAACGAAATAAAAATGTTTGATTTTTTGGACTCAAAAATGTATATAAAGTATGGAGACGAAGCGGTTTTTTTCTGTGATCATGAAGGTAATCCATTAATAAATCCTTTATTCCCTCCAATCAGAATCTTAGAGGAATGAATTATGAAAAAAATGAAGATGGTAGATATTGAGTTTGTCTGTGCAGGCGGGCAGGGAGCTGGCGGCTGGGGCGGCAGCGAAGTTTTTATTGATTTTGTCAATGGTTCTATTAACATCACAATCCCTGCCAACGGAGACCTAGCAATATTTAATCTAATGGGTCTAAAACTTTATTTAAAGTATGATAAGGAGTGTAGGAGGGTTGTGTACTGTAATGAAGAAGGAGACCCACTTCATAATCATAGCCATTGTATTCCGCTTCACCTACCCCCGACATTGTTACCAACTTGGAATGAATAATGAAAAATACTTATCAGAAAATGAATAAAGATGTAGATATTAACCTTGTCATTACCGGCGGGGGTGGAGGTGGCAAAGATTCAGGGCTTGCATATACCTCTGGGGGTGGCGGTGGTGGTATAGGTTCAGGGCTTGGATGTACCGTTGGAGGTGTTGATATTAAAATTCCAACAAACGGAGATGTAAAAATGTTTCATTTAAAGGGTTTAAGATTGTATGTAAAGTATGAAAAAGGTGAGGTTATTTTTTGTGATAAAGAAGGAAACCGTAAGTAATCAGAAATAACTTTTTGCTTGACACCTACCTTTGTTGTGACTAGACTTATATCAAGGGGACAATAGTTGTCCGTTTAACTGACTAATTAGGAGTGAATAAACATGAAAGAAGTAAGCACAGTAAAATTAGAAGAATCTAAAAATTTCGTAGCGATTAAAGACAATCAAGCTGGCGCCTTAATGTCGATTATCGAAAAGATAGCGACCAACAAGGATTTAGACGATAACGCACTAGTAAGAATTGAAAAACTTTTTGATCTGCATAAAGAGCTGGTGGACAGACAGGCTGAGAAAGATTACGGCGCGGCTATGGCGAGAGCGCAGGGAGCCATAAGGCCTGTCTTCAGAAACAAGTTTAATTCGCATACTAAAGCAATGTATACAGACATTGTTGGGCTCCATTTGAAAGCTAAGCCAATATGGACAAGTGAAGGATTTGCCGTTACCTCTATGTCATATGATGCGAAGACCCAGGGGTATATTGGTATACGTTGCATCGTTCGGCATTCAGTTGGACATAAAGAAACTTACGAGAATATCTGGCCACTGGATATATCGGGGTCTGCTGGAAAGATTAACAAGACACCGATCCAAGCATTAGGGTCTACGATTTCGTATGCACGTAGATATCTTGAGCTAATGATATTTGATGTTTCAACGACTGATGACAATGACGGCGAGCCTATTGCTAATTCAATCAGTGATGAAAAAGCAGCATGGATTAAAAAAGAGCTGCAAGCTTTGAACGTCAACGTTAAAGCATTCTGTGGATATATCAAGTGCAAAAACGTAGATTCTATGGAAGATAGCCAACTGATAACAGCGAAACAGTTCATCCAAGCACGGAGGATAGAGCGTGAAGCTAAATAAATTTCAGACTGTGCTCAGGACTTCACAGCAAGCTAATCTACCTGACAGCGACGAAGTGCCTTTGCAAAATACATACAAATGGTATTTCGATAGGCTCGGGAAGATCACGGCTAGTAAGTTTAGTGTTGCACTTAACATAATTAAAGAGGGTAGTAAAAGCAAAGGGAAGACACGTAAGGCTTACATGATTGAATTAGCAGTCGAGAGATTGACTAATACGAAAACAGAAGGCTATACAGACAAAGATATGGAATGGGGGATAACGACAGAGCCACAGGCACGCTGTGCTTACGAATTAGATAAAAAAGTTCAGGTAGAGCAAGTTGGGTTTATCGAAATCGATGGAATGATCGGCTGTAGTCCGGATGGCTTAGTCGGGGATGATGGACTTGTAGAAATAAAATGCCCTAAATCGACTACACACTTACACACATTCGACAGCGGTCAGGTCCCGGCTATACACAAAGCACAGTTGCAAGGACAAATGATGGTTACAAACCGGGAATGGGTAGATTTCGTCTCGTTCGATCCGAGACTACCACTTAAAGCTGAATATTTCTGCAAGCGCGTCATGCGGGACGACGAGTATATTGATAACGAGCTTCGGCCTGGAATTGAGGATTTCTCTAAAGAGCTGGACGAACTAATCATTAAACTAAAATAATATGAGGATTCCATAATGAAAAACATGACCAGCAAAATTATACGTGTCTACCTGGAGCTGTATTGGGCGATTACCATGTATTTAAAAGTTGCCTTGTTTATCCTGAAAATGGTGTTTATTCGTATGCTCCCCATCAAAAACAGAAATCTTAAAATATTTAACAAATTGGAAGCTAAGGCTTTACACAAAAACCATAAAAATCCACTTCGTCGCTGTCGCACAGAAACAGAATTGGCAGCAAGAAAGCACACACCTAGAAAGGTAATGAGTTTTCAGCCAAAACAATGCTCAAAAGAAGAGTTCGATAAATTTATAGAAAGTTATTCCCACAAAACACTAAGCATTGAAAATGATTATTTAAGCGACTTAGAAGGTAATATCCCTATCATGACTTGGAGCGACCCCAGTCTAGGAGAATACCCTTGCACCATTGTTGCTACTATAAGCCCGGTTTTAGAAAAAAACAGCAATGGAGAGCTAAAACTGACAGCATTTTTTTATACGATAAATACTTTTGGGATGGTGGATAGCGATGCAATATCCGTGGAGAACAACTACGACTTAGATAAACACCCATCGTGGGAAGAATTACCAAAATAAAATAAGGGGAATGATAATGGGGAAAAAAGGTAATGTAATTTTTATTACGGAGGAGGATTTTAAGGAATGGAAAGAGAAAAATGGACTAGAAAAATTGGCTGATATCTTTGGATTAGAGAGAGAACAAGACGAAGATGACGAGCAGCTTAGGGTTAGAATTACCAAAACACTTGTCCCAATAGAAGAGCCAAGCGATTTTGATTTACAAAATTTCATTTACGAACAGTTTGTCAAACCACATTAATTTATTATCAAGCTAAAACAAGGCGAATGACATGAGTGTTACAATTGAAGAACAACAAAAAGAAGTCTATGAAGAATACAAAAAAGTATTCTATTTAGAAGAATTAGAGATGTTTGCGGAGAAATATAAGTTAAAGAGAGAGGAAGGCGAAGGGGATAAAGAGTTTAAGCATAGGGTTGTTGCTAAAATGACAGAAAAGCCAAATAATTATGAAGATGGTGGGTTGATGCCTGCATCGTCAGGAACTCCAATGCCTGCCGTAGAACCACCACAGAAAAATTTCAACGATGAAGTGAAATCTTTTATGGATGAAACAAGAAGCTTTATGCTGGACATAAAAATATTGCTCTTAGACGAGAAAGAGAGAAGACTACAAAAAGAATTAGATGAACTTAACAAGTTAGGTGAATCATAATGGAAATAGAAAATGAAGATTCTACAGAAAAGCTTGTTAAGGAATGGGAAAATCTAAATTTAAGCGCACGTCGAGCCATCGAAAAAAACAAAGAAGATGAACACATAGCAGAGATGGTTACCGATGAACTGTTTCAGTGTGTTATAGATAAATTGATAGATAAGACACGATTTCATAACACTCTACCAGCGTGCATGTTAGATTTTATAGAAAGGTATGAAAACCCCGTAGTAGTTAAAAAAGTTATTATTAATATTCCCTATAAGAATACCGGGCCTTTCCAGTATTTATATGATGATAATTTAAAACCTTTTCCACTCCCCGAGGGTATAGAAGTAGAGCAAACGACTTGGCATGACTTTAATATTAGTAAGTGCAATAAATCAGTCTTAGCAATTAAGCATAGATTAAATAGACATAAGCAACCCGTAGATTGTACATGGTTGCTAAAAACTAGTGTGCTTACAGAAATTATTCAGAAATTAAAAGAAATGGAAAACATCGATACAATAACCGCATCATTGCGTAGATCGGAAACGAGAATATCGTTAATCAATGATTATGTGGCGGCATTAAAGAAAGAGCTAGCGGATTTCGATATTGAAAAAATAAAATCTTTATATCAGAAGGCTAACATAGATATTCCAGATTTACAACGATCATTTGAAATGAATTTAGATCATCACAAAAAATCGATTGAAGCTAAAATCAAGTTCATAGGTGATGAATTGCCATCAATAGAAAGTAAGGTCGATTCATTAAAGGTGAAAGTTATTGAACTTAAAAAAGGCCAAGGATGTTAGGAACATCATCTACCGTTGGCTACATGAGAAGCTCGTTTGGTAGAAGCCTAAAACCCTTGGATATCCGAAAGTCGGATAAAAACTTCGATTAGAAGTATAAGCACGCCGTAGGAGAATATCAGAAACCTATAGCATGGGATTTGTATTATCTCATGTTTTCAGATATTGTCAACACTAAATGAGGAATAAATAATGGATATTGATATAGCTTATTTTACACTTATCTTTGTGCTTGGGTTTGTATTAGGCGGACTCGCTGAAAGAAGATCAAGAAATAACCTAGATAAGTTTAAAGCTAAGCTAGATAAAAAATTATATGAATTAAGGCCACTACTTGAATCGATAGGGGAGCTAAAAGAGATCGCCTGGGAGGCACAGAATATAGCTATAAGCTACCAATCATTAAAAATGAAAAGAGAAATACTACCAGATCTTATTAAGAAACTAGATAAATATGCTGACAAACTCATAAAACACAAAAAACTATCTGGTTCTATTAGAGAATTAAGTCAAAAATGTACAATTATAATGACACAAGACCCATTCAAACCAAATCAGTCAGAATCGAGAAAGGTTTATATCCAACAGTGTTATAAGATATTGATAGAGGCATGTAATAAATTGATAGAAGAATATTAAAAAACCATCTCTAAGGAAATAATTATGATAGATCAAATTTGCACCTATATCGAACTCAATCAAACATGGCTGCCCATGTTTATCATTTTCGCGCTGTTTGTTTTTAGCTCGTTCTTCTTAATCAGATACTTAAATCTAAAGGAATTAAATGACAATGACTGTTCATATAATAAGAATCGCCGCATAGCTTTTAAATTGATCAACGATTATGAAAAGTTCAAAGATAAAAGCCTTAATATACCCGCACTCAATAACAAATACGATAAATTTATTGATCATTACTTAGACGATAAGGGCTTGTAATCATGTTAGATCATAAACTAGCTTGCAATCATTTGGGGAATAGGCAAAGATTTGATTCAGAATCACTTTTAATTAAAAGCAAAAGTGAAACAAGTACATTTAATTTTACATTCAACCATTTTTTGGAAGGTTGTGACTATTACTTTATTGACAAGATACTCTTTCGATTCTTAAAAAAGAAACAGTCAGGCAGGCTTACAAATATCAGCATATGCTTACAGCTAAATAATCAATATAGAAAAATTATTAATAAAGCAGTCATCAATATAAATGGCGATGGAGTAGAACTAAAAAATCCTTTCCCTATCATGCTCACTGATAAATTTAACATAAAAATTAATTATAGTTCTTTTAATGCAGGCAATGATAAGGAAATTTATTGTGAACTCCAGGGGAGCTTTACTTAAAACGATAAATCAATAAATCCCCAGTCAATCCTTTATTTTAACTATATTCTCTGATAAATACGATACCGTCATCGCCATTACGAATCCCCCTATTGGCTTTCTATAATATAGACAACGCCTGCGAAGCCGTCACCACCGCTCAGGTTTCCCGCTGCTCCAGCACTTGCACCCGCTGCGCCCCCACCGCCAATAATGACTGCATCTTTACCGGAACCGAAGCCACTATTATTTGCTGTGCCGCCCCAATGCGAGGCGCCGCCGTATCCCATATTAGATAAACCAAAGCCACCGTTTGCGATTGAGCTATCGCCATCGCCACCGGGTAGGTTAAGGTCTCCTCCCGTTGCCGTTCCGCCCACACCTCTGCTGCCTACCTGGGTTGCTCCAGACCCCAAACCACCGGAACCACCTGCGCCGCCCCCTGCGGATAGATTAGTACCAGTACCGACAACCGTTGTAGCGAGTCCTGCTGCACCAGCATTATTACCGGCCGAACCGCCAGAACCTCCAGAGCCGATTACGATTGTATAACTTGCGGCAACACTGTTTGTCATGAAATAGCACGTTGCCCCGGCGCCTCCGCCTCCGCCTCCGCCTGAAGTTCCAGCCCCTTGACCGTCAAAACCGCCGCCCCCTGCGCCACCACCAGTAGGAATAAACTGTATTGAATTTGTTCCTACTGCTGGATTGAATGTTCCGCTTACAGTGACGGTGGTACTTCCAGGATTAGCGCCGGAACCGCCTGGGATTTCCACGGTTGCTACCCCACCAACATCAGTCACAGTGGCCCCAGCGCCAGTAAAGTTCACTGCCGTCGGAGCAGAAACAACGGGGCTGCCTTCTTCTTCAACCGGTACGTGCGTGATATTGACGTCAGCCACGCCGCCACTATCTGTTACGGTCACTCCCGGTCCTTCAAAATTTATAGCAGTCGGAGCGGCAACAACGGGGCTGCCCTCATCTTGGACAGGCACATGCGTAATGGTGACTAGTGCTTTGCCTGCGGCGGCTGTCGCTGTGACGCCTGGGCCTGAGAAATTTATAGCGATAGGATCAGAAACGACCTCTACCCCTTCATCTTCGACAGGCACATGCATAAAAGCGATGACGAAGTCGCCTGAACCATCTCGGAACCTTAGCACTGTGCGTCTTCCCACAGTGATATCGCCAGCTATCGTATTGGCGATATTTACAATGCCCAAACCGGCAACGTTAACAGTAGATGATCCGGTGCTCGTATTTGCCGGGATAAACTCTACATTCATCCCGTCTGTATAGCTCACAGGGCTTTGCTTTGATCCAACGGTTGTTAGGACATAAGCATTAGCCGCGCCGCTATCTATATAAAAATGACCATTCGACACATACTCTGCAATCCCTTTGCCCACCTGATTAAAATCAGCACCGCTTAAGGTTTGGCCTGTTTGTTCAATGACGTTATTTAGCTCTTCTGGCTGTTGAATCCATTCTGGTCCGGAAATCGTATCGCCATTTACTTTATTGCTTAAGTCATCCATTGTTCATCTCTCTTATTAAATCATTTGGAAAATAACAATTGCAGTCGCGGGTTTAAGCTTGTTGAATAAGCACTCTAATATTGCTATTTGTTCCGGCGTTCCTGCTGTGAATGTTACAAAAATAGTATTCCTGACCTCTTTCCTGTCGCTGAACAAGATGAAAGGCAGAGTCAAAGACAACACCCCGTGCTCCGTGCCGTTTTGCACTATGACCGTTACACCAAAAGTTGCGGCTAAATCAATAAAATCTTGGTTCGTTTGAATACCCGCCGACGCTAGTTTTACAATCACGTCCGTCCGGCGCTCGTCAATTGTTCCTGTGCCGAGAAAACAATCATCAGGGATTCCGACGGCAGACTCCCACTCAGAAATAAATTTTACAGTTTCGTCCGGCAGTATTTCTTCGCAGTACTCTTTTATCAATCCGTTGACCCTGAATAGCTCCATCGAAAAGCCTTCAATCAAACTTCTTAGATTAGTTCCGTCGATGTGTGCAGCTTCAAATAGCCTGCCTCCCGGCAAATATCGAGCTAAGCTATCAGTATATTGCTGTATATCTCTGCGATTAGCACCGGCCATTATGGAAACACCACTGTACCTAGGGTACCAATCTGGCCTGACACGATGGCTATGTCACCTATTGGCTCGCTGAGTTCAAACGATTGCACAATGTCTCCGGTCTCTGTATCGACTGTATTAAAAATCGCTGAGCGATAAGCATCTTGATCGATACCGACACTGACCACAGTATTTTCGGCGTAGAACTGCTGAAGATTGGCAATAATAGAACTTCTCATGGTTGGAGTGTCTGGCGACAGAGCAGTAAAAGTATAATCAGTTTCAACAGGCGTTGGAGCTAAAACCTCTAGGTCGGCATCAACGTCAGTAGTTGCCGGGGTGATTTCAATGATTTTATCTTTCACTGTTTGAACTTCAGAAGCGGAAGGTATTGGGTCGTCGTCACCGTCACGCATAAAATACACACGAACAGTTCCCGCAGCGATAGACACACTTGAGAGAATTGTCCCCGTTGCCGGTGTTGCAGGGCCGCCCAAGACCGTGTAATGGAAAACCGTTGAACTTTGAAACAAAATTGGGACCTTGGTCACATTATATTCAGTCTCGTTTGCTCCTGTTATTGTAACTCGCTGCCCGGTGGAGAGGTCTTGTGCGCCAGATAGCGTTACCGTCGCAATAGTCCCGGAACGTGTAATTGAAGTAACCCCGACTGTCCCAATATCCGTTCCAGCACCCTCCACAAACACGCGGGTAACGCCAGGAACTTCTTTAGCTTGATCGATAATATCTGCTTCATTAAAATGGGCGACTGGGCTCTGAATACGATCAAGCATTCTAGCTCTCAATGACTCGTCAATCTCTTGATCAGTACCACCGCCAACGTCACCAAAATCTACTAATAATGTATCATCAACACCGGATAGCGGGCTTTGTAATTTAAGCTGCGCGCCAACATCTATATTTTGATCAGACCCAAAATCATCGGACTGAATGGGGATCGAGGCAGAGTCGAATGAAGCTAAAATTGTTCCCGTCGCGGGTGTTGCAGGGGAACCGACGACTTGATATTCAAACGTATTTAGTCCCGTGACTATAATTGCTACATCCGTGACATTGTATTCCGCTTCGCCTGCCCCCGACATTGTTACCAACACATTATTAGCAAGATTGTGATCACTTACTGTCGTTACCGTTGCCGTCTGTCCTGAGCGTTCTATACTCAAAACGCTGATTGCCTGAGCCGTAATTGTTGCTGAACTCGTTGTCGTGTAAGTATTTCCGCTAATCGTAAGCGCTGTGGCGAGAGGAATTATAGAGCTTGCGGTGCCCGTTGCGACACAATTGCCCGTAGCCTGCGTTGCTGCTAAGCGCTGCTTACCGAAAATAGCAGCGTGCCGCTCTAAAAATTCACCGGTGGCTGTGTCAGGAAAATTCTGCTTAATAGCTTCTAGTAATTGTGCATAAAAATCAAAATTACGATTAGAATTACTTGACACAAGCGCAAGCAGCCAGCTATTTTTTAGCTGCGGGTTAGAACCCTGTAATGTGCGTTGAACATCAGTTAGGCTTCGATTTTCAACTTCTCGAGCCGTGTTGGGTATTTCTAAGGGCATTATCTTATTCCTGTGTTACTCCAAAGATCGAACAATCTTCGCTCGATTTTATCTCTGCTGTGTGTAATCTTTAATACTAACATTCCCCTAGCAACGTCATTTATCACGCTAGCACCGTCAATCGCTACTGCATGTCCATCATCAACCTGCCACTGCAAGGATTTTTTAATCTCGTCTTCCATTCGATTAAAATTTGTAACCGTGGCCCTTGCTTGCTCGAATAACCAAAGCTTGGACCCGTTTTCAAAAGCTTTCCCTTCATTTATAATACTGCCTCGGCGCCTACTAGCATCGGGTACCTCGTCTTTGTTTGCACGACGCTCGCCGAAAATGCTGTACAGAATACTGGTATCAAAGAAATCAGCAGTCGCTATATCACCGTTCGCATCGAGACTAATGTCGTATACGCTCGTGATCGGATCAAGCGTTAATATCGCGTCTGTGACTGCACCAACGGTCATACCGGCGCCC